GGTACAAAAAGAGTTTTAGTCATTCTTCCTCCGAAGATTGCAGGATATCCCTGATTTCCTGTTCACAAAATTCAAGTCCCTTGAGTTCGCCAACGAGTTGCTTGTAGTCCTCCAGATTCCTCGGTCCCCCTTGAAGAATCGCATTCTGAGTAAGCTCGATACGCGACTGTATGGCTTTCAGAATAGAGTAAGCAAAGGTGGTCGGATCCGACATTCCTAGAAAGTGCCCGCAAATCCTTTACCTTTGACGGCGCCGCCTGTGGAATACTTGATGGCCCCGCGTTTCTTGAACTTCATGCCGCCATGCATGTAGCCCAGTTCATCACGCGTTACGCCGCCCATGTTCATTCCATCAGGAATACCAAACACCTTACGGGCCGTCTCATTTTGTTCGGACGTTGCCCGATCCAGAATCTTGTCGGCTCTTTCTCTATCATCCTTGTCACCTGGCGTTCCCGTGGGTGGCGTTAAACGAATTCCCATAGCCTCATTTACAGAAGCCTGAGACACAGGGTCCTCTTGAGCGGTCCCTCCCCCCGCGAAACGCGTAGCAGTAACCGCTTCCTCAATACCCTCTTCGGTGTACGGGTATCTCTTTCCATTCACGATAGGCATTAGAATATCCTCGTCTTTCTGGCGATACCGCCATCGTTGCGATGCAAGTATTCTCCTTCTGCGTCTCGATCAGCAGATGTTGAACGTATAATACCACCCATTTTAACTTCTCTTTCTGTTCGTTCCCAACCTCCATACGTTTTCTTGTATTTAGGCCCTTTGTGCCATTCAAACCCGGGTGGTGGTATTAACTTTTTAAAATCTTCTTCTGTAATTCCAGCATTGGGATGTTTCTTACTAAACTGTTTCCAAGTCGTATCAGGTTTAATATCTCTTAGATACCTACGATCAGCCATCAGATACAGCTTTTGATTCAGCCATCAGAAAGTCCCCTTTCCATCATTGTCATTGAAGTAACGACCGCGGACCTGTGACTCGGTGCCCTGAATCAGCTTCTCGGTGCCACGATCAAGCTTCTTGCGACCCCACTCCACGGGAACATCCTCGGAGCCCTTGGTCACGTTGTACACGCTGATGGCAACCACATGACCACCTTCCTTGAAACCACCAGCTTGCGCTCTGCTAATAGCCATACGTTCCCGATCAGCACGGGCACGATCAGCATCAGAAATTCTTCTGCCACCACCAGCAGCACGGGCACGATATCCACTGTCTATTTGTTCCCACTGGTCAGCATCAGAAATTCTTCTGTCCGCTTCGCCAAATATTCTCCGCAACATACGTTCCCGATCAGCATCAGAAATTGTTTTGTCGCTTCGTATTCGCTTTACACGTTCCCGATCAGCATCAGAAATCGTTCTAGCCGACTCGTTCATCTTCTTCGCCTTGGCCATGAGACCACCTGCTTCCTTCCTGGGAATATCCATCTGTTTGGACATCTGACCGATCATACTTTTCCTAGCCATACTGTTTCACGTGAAACATCACGCCCTCTTCCTCGTACTGTGCTTCTTGGCAAGATACGCCTTGTATGACTTCTTGGCCTTATCAAGGCTCTTAAACACATGCCCCCCAAAAGTCCAGCCGCCTTTGACTTTACGGATGGGCATTAGAATAACTTAGCATAGCTTGACCACGGATTCGTCTTCGCGGCCTTCCTGAATTTAGTCTTCGCCTTGAGCCTCGGCATTTTCCCCGTTTTACTCGTCCCCGGAAGCTGTCCCATGTGTACTGGTGGGGTCCGCAGCCCCTTGGCCCTTGTCTTTCTAGGGGTCACCACTTGAGTGGTCGCGGTCTTACCCCTCATGGCTACTCTCCTCTTCCGGCAATGCGTTGTTGAATCAACCTAAAACACCCTTATCTTCCGGGCTTTTCCGCCATCATTACGTTTCAGGTCGCTGAGTACTGCTTGATTGGTCTGGACATATCCACCTTTATTTCTTAATACGGTTTCCCCTTTTCCTGGCAGCAACATACCTTTCTGCCCCGCAGGTGTTTTTCTTTTCGGACCTTGTATTTGTTTAGCGCCTTCTATTTTACGGCTCATCTCCCGACGGCCTTTTCTAACCGCGCTAATTTCTTCTTGAGTTGTGGGAGACGCCTTTTTCTTTGGAACTGTTGTAGAAGAGCGTTTAGCCGCTTCGTCAGCCTCTTTTATTTTCCTTCTGTTCTCTTTAGTTCTTTCCATTAACTCTTTTCGTTCTTGTGCGGTACGACGACCCACCCCCGGAGAATCTGACCGCCTTGACCGCACCGTTTTTCCTGAATCCCCCGCAGGTACGTCCCTTGTCTTCCTAGAATAACCACCACCTCTGGGAACATAACCCTGCTCCGGAATACCGCCTATATAGTCTCTAGGCGTACCGGGACGTTTACGTGTTGCCATAGTTATTCTCCTCTTCCAGCAGTACCCTGATTAATGCGCTCGCGATTGACCTCGGCACGTAACAACGCGATATCTTCCTGGGAATCGATCTTCTCCCGGGTGATGTCCTGGCGTTCGTCTTCACGTTGAGTCTCAAAAGACAGACGCTCGGAGAACTCGTCGGCTTTACGCATCATATCCATGGCCTTGATATCCAGTTCCTTGGAGCGAAGTTCGACCAGCGGATCAACCTCACCTTCGGCTGGCGGCATCAGAGCGGCCATGACCTCTTCCGTATACTGGGCGATCAATTCGGCCACGCGGGCCTCTATATCCATTTGAGGCGGTTGCTGTCCCGTACGCATGGCCTGCTCCATCGCCATCCTCATTTCGGCATCGACAACGCCACGGGCCTTGAAGGCCACATGCTCGCAAAGATGCGCCTGCAAAAGTGCAAAAATGGGCGGTGTCGAGGCGGGAATCGGCGTTTTCATGAAGATAATGTGCGCCGTCATGTGGGCATCATGATCCTGTGTCGGAAACGCCTGCAAAGTCTCCTGAATGATGGATTTAGCGTTTTCGATGGCCGGATCGGTCGGTTGCGGCGGCGTTGGCGCCGGCAAAATGGCCTCGATATTGTGAACCCCTATGGCCTCGTAAATCCTGCGATACGCCTCGTAGAGATTGTGCATCTGGGGATTCGTCTGCGCCAGCTGCAACTGGGTCTGCGCCAGAGCAAGCCGTTGCGACATGGAGTAAATATTCGGGTCCGACACCGGTATAATGTCGATACGATCATCGAAATCAGCCTGTTTTATGGACGCTTCCGCGCCATAAACATTGTACGGATACATCGGGGGAAGCGATTCCATGAACACTCGCGCAAGCATCCGGAACTCTTGCTTCTGCGCGTAATGAAGCCGCTTGTGAATTGCCGACATCACCTTCGAGCCACGCTCGAGAAGCGCAACGGTCGTCCCTACTGCCGCTTGCTGGTTTCCATCCCCAACCTGTAGATCCGCAATCGCCGCGAAACGGCGACCGGCATCAACGACGAAACCGAGAAGCGCCATCAGCGTCTGGCTAGGCTCCTTGTACGGAAGCGGCAGGATACTTTCCCGCAAAGCGCCCCCAGGAACATCAATGTCGCGGAACTCGCCAGGAGACAAAGGCTCATCAGGATCGCGGATACGAATGCCGCGAGCTTTAAACCCAGCTGGAAGATTTGCCAGAGTACCCGCATCAATCAATTGCCTCAGAATGGAGGTCGCGGAACGGCCAAGACCGCCAATCATGTGCAACAGGCCAAAACCGTAGAAGCCCAGCCCCGGAAGGAACTTGTAATGGGAGAAGTATTGGATCTTGCGGTAAAACTCGTCGCCCTCGCGCCAGTTACGGCGAAGCGCCAGAATCTTTGAACTCCCCTCGTCTATGGTGACGATATAGGGAAGCTTGATTCCCGTCTTTTCCCCATCGAAGGGACTTTCATGCTCGAAACCGGGCAAATCAAGGTCGGTATGCACCTCGAGAAGGGTGCAATCCTGTTCGTCACCACCGGTCTTTTCGATACCGACGAGGTTCCGCTCCTTCTCACGAAGCTCGTTGTCGTCGTCATAAGGAAGGAGTTCTATGTCCTGATAGAAGCCGGCAGCTTGAAATTTCCTGACATCGTTCGTGTTCATGCGAATGACGTGCGTAACGCGGGAAGCCGACGAAAGATCGGTCGCATTGTACGGAACCAAAAGATCGTCGGCGGGAACAAAACGGGAGACCGCCCTGTCCAGCATGTCATCGAAGTAGACTTTCTTGAATGCGCTTCCGGCCAGCGGAAGATAGAACAAAAGACGATCCATCTCGGGGTCGTATTCGTCCATCACATGCATAATCTGGAAGTTCATGAACTCCTGAACGCGCTGCGACTGCGATTCGACATTAGGGTCGGACGCACCGACGACCTGCGTTCTCACAGGACCGGAACTTGGTAAAAGCTCCTTGTAGGCTTGCGCCTGAAACTGGGTGACGGCCTCTGCAATCAGAGGATGGGTGACACCACTGGAACCGCGGAAAGGTTCTTCGCGATTTTCATACTTGATGCCAAGAAGCCCAAGACCCTCGGTATAGGCATCCTCCCAATCCTGGCGCCCGCTCTTGTCGTCCTCATAGTACCCCAGAAGCTCGGAGGAGATATCGGCCAGTACCCGTTCTTCCAGAAGCTCGGCCAGATTTGCATCCGGCTCGGCCATGAGTTGGGTCTTGATCGCTTCCTCGAAATTCAGAACAACGGAACCGTCCTCTTCCTCTACGATATCGGTCGGTTCCTCAATCTCCTCAATCTCGATTTCCTCATCCATCATACCGCCAAGGGGCATCCCTTGCGCGGGCATTACATTATCGATCAAGGAGACGGGTTCATCAGCCATATTCTATTCCTTCAAGAATCATTTACCCTTCGCCATGTAAGCGGTCATTCCCATGTACGCTCCGACGACGCCCGCTTGGCCAATGTAAAACAAGCCGAACAAATCCGAAAGAGCCTTTATGCGGCCATCCGGGAAGATTGGCAAGAACACCGCCGCCGTAAACACGATCATGGAGATCATGGACATCCACGCCATCCGTCGCTGGGCATCGGATTTCTCATGCCGCTCTATGGCCTCTGCCACAGCAAGTTCTGTATCCGACACAACGCCGTCGCCATCAATATCCAACTCGTTGAATTGACTATCTTCTTGTAATTTCTTCTGGGCCATCATTTTACCCCGGATAGAGGGTTTTCATATCGGTAAGAGGTGGTGAAATATGTCGCCAGTTATTTCCTGCTCCAATCGGACACGTAAGACCTTCAGGCGTCGTAAAAGCAAGCGTAAAGGTGGCGCCCCGTGGAGAGGCAAATACCGCTATAACTCGCTTGTCGCTCAAGATGCCAAAACCGACCAACGTCTCCTGGAACTGTCGGGCGACCTCTGCGACAAACTCGGTGTGCTTCATGCAAAACGCCTGTCCCTTCACGGTCATCGGCCATGTGATCAGAATTATTGCTAGAACGAGCCAGAAGGAGGAATGAAACATCTACTTCATCTTCGATAAGGGGTTCTCGAGAGCCTTGCGGATCTTGTCGCTGGTTGCCTTTTCCAGATCGCCCATCTGCTTTTTCAAGCGTCCTTCAAGCGAGGTCATGTCGTTTCGAATTTGTTCCCGTCTCGTATCAAACCGGTCCTCTGCCTTGGTCACCATGCCACGGACCTTGTTCTCGTTTTGGTCCAGGGTGGTCCTGACAGCATCCGCTGTTTCCTTCGTGCGCCTTTCCGCTGCATCGACGCTCTTCTCCAGACGGGCAACATCCTTCTTGAGATCGTTCTTTATGTCACGCGTATAGTCCGTTGCCTTCGTGACCGAGTCCTCAACTGATACCATCTTCTGTTTGAAGACATCAAGGCGCTTATCAAAACCGCTGAGATCCGGAGCGACGTATTTCTGGATCTGCTCCTTCATGTCCATGTAGTCCTTGTAGAACTCAAAGCCGGCCCAAAGGCCACCACCAATCGTTCCCAGCAACGGCAGGATGATCAGGAGCTTCCCTCCTGACAGCTTTATTCCCTGATATTCGACTGCTGCCACCGTTTACCTCTAAAGCTGGGGCCGCGATTCGATTATTCGCCTGTTCTCCAGATGAGCCTTCTCGATCTCCTCCTTGGACTGTCCGAAATACGGCACCCCGTTATTCGTAACGATGAGAAGCTGGTTCAAGGTGGTTTCGTCCAGCACGAACTCACCGAGTATGCGTCCGAACTTGCCGCGGGAATCGTCCAGCCGGGTCCTCAGAACCTGATTGGAGCCTATGGGAAGTCGGCCTTTGACGAAGTTCTTCGCCAGAATGCCGAACTTCTTCTCCTCTGCGTCCCTTGTACGGCTCTCGGGTGTATCCACGCCGAACAGTCTGATCCTCTGCTTGTTCAGCCAGACAGCAAAGCCAAGATCAATGTCCACGTCAACCGTATCGCCGTCGATGATTCTAACAATCTTGCAGTTGTATTCGTACATCGGCCTTACCTGTATTGAGAATTTACCATGGCGTCATGCTTCGCATTGGAACCGCCAAACAGGATATATTGCGCGAAGTTGTTGCCGTCAATCACGGCGTCCGGAATTGTGTCCGTGCTGAAGAACCCTGCGGTGTCCTCCAGCTTGGTCGTAGCATCGAAGAAGGACTTGCTGTTTCCCAGTACCTGCATCACAACCAAAGTCTTCAACTGGTTGCTTGCATCATAGCGGCCCTTGTCCCCCATACGCTTCATTATTCTTTTGGCGATTTTTTCCTTAACGGCCTTTTTAACAAGAACTTTGGGAGATTTGGGTTCTGCTTCGGACTCGGACTCAGGTTCTGGCTCCGTCTCCTCGTTTGGAGAAGACGACTCAGGCTCTGACGTTGTCTCAGTGTCTGGCTCAACTTCTGGCTCCGGTTCCGGTTCGGGTT